TGCTGGTCTATATAATCCGTTTGCTGGTTTAGTTGAACCTGTTACGTTAAGTCTTGCTGCCTGTAATTGACCAGTTGATGAAAGATTACCATTTATTGTTGCACCTGTAGCAGTTAAAGCTCCTGTCTCTAAATTTACAAACTTGTGAGTTCCACTATTACCTTCCAATCTTTCAAAAGCATTATTAGCTGCATTACGTCTTTCAAAATAACCATTAGATGCATTCCATCTAACTGCTCTTGCGGGATATGTTCCAGTATGTGTAGTGCCATCAGAAAATAAAGATGAAACTGTATTGTCTCTTGCTTTTAACTCAGTAATAAAATTTGTATATGTACTGGTTAAAGCTGGTAAGTTGAAGTTAGCCATTTAAACGCCTCTTATAGTAAAGTCTACTACCGTATCGTCTGTGGGGAAACCTCCAGTAGTAGTAAATACAAATATTCTAAAACCTGTAGCTAAATTAGGATTTGGTTCGTCTTTAAAATCATAAATAACGTATTTAGCAGATCCTTGACCTTGTATAGATAATTGAATTGAATTTACATCAATAAAAGTTTCTGTCATACTAACGACTACACCATTTGTTCCTCCAGAAGCACTACCTGTAATCGTCACCCTACCTTGATCTGTTTTACGTTTTAAAAATAACTTTACACGACTTTCATTAACTTTTATTAAATCATTATTATTAGCACCAGTAAAATCATATTTAATTTTTATAAATCTAAAATTTTGTCCAAGAACATTTATTCTTTGACCAGTACTAACTCCTTTTGATACATATGTTCCAGCAGCACCAGAACCATTATCGGGTGCTACAAAAAGTTCTGAAGCTATATTGTATCCCTCACCAATCGTTAAGCTGTCATCTAATCCAAGAGTTCCTTCGATTCTAGTTGAAGCAATTGTTGCACCTGTATCTAAGATTTCTTCAAAACTCCCTGTGTTTTCACTAGGTAAAGCATAAACAGTAGAAGCACCATATCTACCAAAAGTAATAGGCGAATTAGTACTGTTGTTAACTCCGTTGTCATCGGTATCATCATCATTTGGATCAAAATGTTGTTTCCAAGTCCTTGAGGAATCTATACAAAAGAATAGACCACCAGCATCAAAAAAACTATTAACAGTTGTTATGCCACTTCCAGTTAAAGCACTTTGAAAATCATCTGTTAAAACAAAATCAGGTGGTTCATTTACTTCAGCATTCGTAACAGCATGAGGAGGAGGTGTGGTGGCTTCATTTCCAGCAGTATTTACAGGTACTAGTATGTAACTAAATAACCCTCCAACCTGTTCAAAAACTGTCGTAAAAGTTCCTAATTTTTGTCCAACTAAATTATTTTGTGATTTCGTATTTCTATATACATTGTAATGTTTTATTGGCAATTGATTTACACCAACAATACTCTCTGTCCATCTAAGTAATACATTATTATCAATAACTTCATTTGATAAATTTGTTACTGGTGATGGTAAAACAACTGTAAAATCAACATCTTGTAAGATGCCATCATTTCCGTTGATATCAACAGCACGAACAAAATATTTTTGAGTTGCATCTTGCCAAATAACTTCCTCGGTAACTGCTGTACCATTTTGCTGAAAATCAGCAGTACCAACTGTTGTAGCCCCTGCATTTTCTCTATAAATTTTATAAAAAGCTATTGGTAATCCATTAATTTCTCCATCAACAGTAGCAATAGGTACTTCATTCCAACTAACAAAAGCACTAACACCTCTTACAGCAGCAGTTAAATTTGTAGGTGCTGGAGGACGACTAACAGTTACATCAGGATAATTTTCAATACCAGTACGACCAACATTTCCAATATTGTTATTAACATCTCTAGCAGCTACAAAAAATCTTCTTGGAGTTGTTGCATTTAAAACTGCATGATCTACTTCAAACAAATAACTTTCTGAATTAATAACATCTACAGCTAAACATTCAGAATTATTAAACTGTTCCTCATTAGTACCACTTAGTGTTGTTGAACTGGCTTTAATCACATAATCTTTAATTTTTGTAGCCCCTTCTGCTGGTTTAACCCAAGATAATCTTATTTTTGATCCTTCATAAGAATATGTAATATTAGGTGCTGCTGCTTTTGTAAACTCAGCAAGAAGTTCTTTATCAGTACTTTCCCTACCTGTAATATCTCTTGCTCTAACTTTAAAAGTTTGATCTGTAGACCATGTAACTGGAATAGTAAGAGTTGTTGAATTTGTGGTTGCTATAACACTTGTTCCTTGTCTTATTTCATATTCTTTTATTGCAAATCTATTTCCTGAGACAACAGATGCACTCCAATTCAAAATATAGTTATCATCTTGAAAAGATCCAGTTAATGTAGCTGGTTGATTTGGATTTGTAAATTCTATTGTGGTATTACGAGCAACATCACTTACATTTCCATCATCATCAATAGCTTTTATTGAATATGTTCTTTGAGCAACTGACCCTGATGGTAATGTAGGAACAATAAATGATGTTGCATTAATTTCTGTCAAAAAAGTTCCACTTCCATAAGTTCCTTCGTATATGACATAACCTCTAATATCAAGATCCGCAAACTCAGGATAGCTTGGTACATTTGGTGTCCAAGATAAAACAATTCCTAAATGAGGATCTAATGATGCAGCAAAATCTGCATTTACTTGGTTTGGTGGATCGTTTTTTCCAGCAATAGCAAAATTATTTTTGGTTAAAGGAGTATGAGAAGTTTTACCTGATCCGCTTATACTTCTTACTCTTAGATCAAAAAATGATTTCCCAGCAGATTTACTAACATTAATGTCATCTATTGAAAAAGTAGGATCTTGTACTTGGACAGTTGTAAATCCACCTTTATCTTTTCTGTATTTAAGTTCATAACGATTCACACCTAAAACTGGTTTCCAGCCAATTAATAACCTTACTTTTACTTGATTTTTATCTTTATATAATTGTTGAAATGGATATTCAGTTCCTCCAGCATCAGTAGCCCAATCTGATGGGCTTGCTGGTACTAAATCTAAATTTGTAAAATCTCGATGTTCAAGAACCTCGTTTTGTTCTACTGCTGCATATTTGCTTTCATTATGTAAAACAGCAGTAACTGTATATTGAAAATCATCTTGCTCTTCTATTGCTACAACTTTATATAACTGTGACTTTATTTCTGCACTAGTTCCAAGAGTTTCTATAACCCAAAAAGAACCAACATTAGGATCTTGATTAGTTTGAGTATTTATATAAACAGGATTAGGTTGTCTTGTATTATCTAAGAAAGGTTTATTACCACTTGGATCGTTTATCCTTTTTTGAAATCTACCATTTACAGTAATAGTTTTATTTGTAGTATTAATCCCATTAGTAGGAATTGGTAAACCTAACATACCGTTAGCTCTTAGACTTAATTGTCCATCTGGAAGAATTACAGTTAATTCACCACTAAGTCCGCTGCCTAAAGTTGGTAAATCAGTAATATTATCTATACCAATTACGCTATTATTATTTCCATCAGTTGATACAGATGTTATTTGTCCACCTCTTCTTACACCAGATTTCACTTCATCTTGTATTTCAATAATTTGACCTGGTGTGATTAAAGCTCCAGCTTGAATAGTAGTTGTAAATGAAACAACATCTGTTTCTGTCGCAAGTGTAGTTAAAAACCATTTACCAAGTCTTCTAGCTTGATGCCTTGAAGTAACCCCAAAACTATTTATGTTTTTTGTAATAGCTCCGTACTTGAGTAAAGCATCATTATCAATTACTTGTTCATATGCTGCATCTCTTAATTCAATATCAAAATATTTAACAATTATTACCGTAGCTCTAGTTTTTGAACTACTGCCAGAATACGAAAAACCTTCTGGAGTTACATTTGCATTTGTAAATTGAAAGGTAGGATTTAACCCTGCCCTGTCTTGTATAAGGCTAAAACTACCAGACATATATAAAGGCATTGCTCTAAAAACAGAACAAAGACTATTAACCACTTTAAAAACGTCTTGTCTTGTTTGAATATTTACATTTAAACTAAATCTTGGTTCAGTTATGGTTTGAACCACACCGTTACCTAACCTGTCTTGAAAAGTAACGAGTTCTGATGAATATACAGAAGCTGAATAAAAACTATAAATATCTAGCTCATTAGCACTAATAAAATCTCCACAGCCATATCTTTGACTTGTTAAAAGGTCGAATAAGCACCAGGCTGGGTCTGTTGTCCATTGCGCTGCCCCAAGTTGTCCATTAAAAACGTAATTATTAGGATATTCTATTCTTCCGTTATTTGGATCAACTGTTACCCCATTTGGAATTTTTACTTTTATACCTTTTATTAAATAACTTCTTTTAGGTACTGAATTAAACTGCTCTGCATTTAATCTAAGTCCTACTAAAGCACAATCAGGATAATTAAATCTCTTACCAAAGGTAACATTCCCTGATCCATTTCTACTTTGTGTATGTTGTACAGTAAAAACTTTAGCTGAAGTTACAGAAGCAACTGTCATTCTTTTGTTATTTGTACCGCCTGTAAATTCGCAACCAATGCTGTCGCCAACTTCTAAATTATGATTTGCGTTTGTTTGAATTGTTATTAAAGTACCAGCACCTCCTGACCCATTATTGTGTGTATAAGTGCCTGATAAATTTGATCCTTGTTCTTTAACTAAAGTATGAGAAGTAACAAAAAATTTACTTGTGTGACTTATAAATGTCTCATTGTTAGGATTACCATCAGCATCATTCCCATTCATAAAGTCTGTATCAGTATCTGACGTTCTTTTTACTTTAAATGCAACTGGAAATTGACTTTCTGCTAATCCACTTAAATCAAACTCATATTGTTTTTGATATAAATCAGCAGTTCTTCCTGTAATAGTTTGTTCATCAAGAATATTTGCAAAACCTCCATTAGCTAAACTTCGTTGAAACCTAAATTTAAATTCAGTTCCTAAAGTATCTCCATTATTTTTTATTTTTTGTAAAGTTGGAACACTAAGCAAGAAAATAACAGAATCAACACTTGAATCAGTAATAGTAAATGTTTGTCCACCTTCGGTTTTAGGAACTTCAACACCACTTTGCGGATTTGCAATTATATTTGCTGCTTGTACAAAACCAGATAAAACTGTTTGATTTGATGTTCCATTTTTTGTTTTTATAATTACATCATCAAAATTAGCAGTTCCATCATTATTTTCTAAAGGAGTATTATCTAAAAATATTGATTTATTTCCATCAACTAAACCTCCAATTTCTCCTTCGCTTAAAAGATCAATAATTCGACCAAAAGACCTACTATTTAAAGAATCGGGATCTGTTTCTGGTGTGCGTGAGCCACCACCACCACCTTTACCGCCACCACCACCAGAACCAGCAATAAATTTATCAATCATGCTGTTACATCAATAGTTTCAATTTTCGTTGAAATTGGAATTGAGCCGACCAAAGTTTTTCCATATACGATTGGGATCGCAGTTCCAGACCTGGCGGTCTGTTGCACCCCACTAAATGAAAAAGATTTTATAGGATCGGATTCATCATCTGGAAGTTCTGGTGTAGGTGTAAGTAATCCAGCTACACCGCTAATAACTAATAATAATCCAATTTTTCCAGCCAAAGCAGAAATACTAAAATTTGTAGCACCAAGTGTCATTCCAGCACCACTCATTATTCCTTCTCCCAAAATTGAAAACCCCATACCACCTGTAAATACAGCAAAGCCAATTAAAGCAACACCAGCTATAATTTTTCCAACATTACCAGCACCAGCTACAACAGGAATTATTTTTATATCTAATCCACCACTAGGAAAATCTAATAATTGCTCATCAATATTATATTCTCCAATATAAACTTGATAAGTTTGATTAGACATATGTTTTTCTAATCCAGCAAAATTTGCTTTTAAAAACCTTACGGCATCTATTGGTTGATTAATAACAGCTTCAAATTGATTTTGACCACCACAGAAATCTGCAAGTTCTCCATAAACTTTTAACTTACTTAACATACCGCAACCTCTTTCCAGTACATTTTACAAGCCATTCCCCATAGAAATCCTTTGAGCTTAGTCTACCTTCTATATGATGCAAAACCATCTGTTGTGGCAATAAAAATATACCAACATGATTTAGACCTGTACTATTTATTGCAAACAATAAGCTGTCATTATGTTCTAATTTCTCATCAGGCTCTAATTCTCTGAAACCTGTATCTTTAAAACATTTATCAAAATAAGGATTAATTCTAAAACTTTCTGGATCTGTAGGTCTTTCCCAATCTCGTAAATTTATTCCTACAGATTCATAATAATCTTTTACAAGAGTCCAACAATCATGCACTCCAAATGCATAGTGCCTTCCTATTAAGGGAGCTTTATAACCTGTAGGTTCAAACTCATGCCATTGACCTAATGCAACTGCATATATATACCAAACTTTTTTTGAATTTTCACAAGCTGTTAAATCAGCAGAACTAGGAAATGGAGTTTGATATGGATGCGAATGAAATACACCTACAATAGTTCCAGAATCTTCTGCTTTTGCATAATCTATAGGATCAATAATAAAATGATCATATGGATTTACTGCTACATTTTTACATCTTATATATCTTTTACGACCTTTAATAATTACTACTAAACCACATACCTCTGATGGAAACATATCTTCTGCGTGTTTTTGCGCTTCAATTCTCCAATTACTCATGAAACGCCCCAATACCAGGGAATTGTCTTGGTAATACTTGTCTCTTAGGTAATTTAACACCTGGTAAATCCCAAGCTTGAGCAAGTTCAAATTCAACCATCTGTCTATTTTCTGTACTTTTACGCACAATAAAATATACTTCATTTCTGCTTGTTGCACTTGAATTAGCAGTTGATTCTCCATTAAGAAACATTGCTGCTGTTCTAATTCTTGTCACTTTTGCATTTAACAAATCATTCCCATTAGTTATTTTATTTACCTCAATAAGAATAGTAGATACAGTAGCAAGTAAATTACTGATACGAAGAACAGGTCT